TCGTGACGTCAACATGAAGTTGGAAATGAAGAAGCTCGATACCGCTATTATGCGTACTATCGAGAACGTCGTTCTCTTGATTACCGCTGGTACTGAGCCAGCTAAGGGTGGCGTCAACCCTCAAACCGTGGGTTGTTTGAAGGAAATGTTCCAGAATGAGAGCGTTGGTCGTGTGGTTGTGGCTGACTGGACGGTTAAGGGTGAGTTCATTATCCCTGACCTAAAGAAAGTTCTCGGTCCTGAAAAGTACGAAATTCTCAACCAAGACATTAAGGAAGGTTTGCAAAACGCCTTGGCTATGGAAGGTACTTACTCTGGTATTTCCGCCAAGATGAGAATTTTCCTTAAGGGCTTGAATGTTGCTCGTACGCACTTCCTCAATGACTTCCTTATTCCACAAATGGAACTTATCGGCGAACGTCTTGGCTTTAAGTCTGTTCCTGTGCCTAAGTTTAAGGAAATTGACTTTGAAAACGCCGAGTCTATGCAACGTGTTGCTTTGCGCCTCTATGAATTAGGCGGTTTGACTCCTCAACAGTTGCTTCAATTCTTCGAGACTGGTGCGTATCCTGAAGCCGACGAAGTTGACGACTCTCAAGTCGCATACATCGAAAAACGTAAGGATGGCTATTACAACCCGATTGTTGGTGGTGTGCCTATGATTAGTTCTCGCTCTGAAGAAGAACGTATCAAAATTTCCAAGGAGCAGATGGAGCTTGACCAAAAGAACACTGACCGTCAGTTCCGCTTGCAGAAGGAACAAGCTAAGCAACAAGCGGAAAATCCACAGCCTGCTGTTCCTAGCAATACGCCTAAAGTTTCTACAACGACCAAGAAGAAGAGTGCGTCTACTCCTAAGTCTAGTGAAACGACTAAAGTTCCTGGACAAGCTGGGCGTCCTTCTGGTGCAAAGACTAGCTCCGCTTCCTATGAAATGAGCAAGGTTACTGAAACCGTCCACGCTTTTGATGAAGCTTATAACATCATGGAGCAAGCTTACATGGAAAAGACTGGAGTCGATGAACTCTCCGAAGAACAGAAAAAGTCGCTCTATAGTAATATGACCACGGTTGCTTGCCATTTCACCAAGGAAGAATGGAATGAACAGGCTATTGCGGCTGTTCTTCATCCTGAAACGCTGTTGACGATGGATGTATCCCCTGAAGTTTATGAAATTATGGCTCAACACGAAGGTCTGGGCGACTGGGGAGCTATGATTCTTCGCAATAGCAAGTAAACTCGTGTAATTACTATATAAAATGTACTCGATCGCATACCTTCCGATTGGCTTTAAGTGTTGCAAGGTTGCCGAAGAATTCGTTTCTACTGCTTCCAAGGAACTATCTTCCTTAGTTCCTCCTGGAGTAGATTTTCACTCTAACTCAGATTTGTTCGGCGTAACGTTCGATGCTGCTGTGGTTGGTGTGTTTAATAAGAACGATGACGGTGTTCGAGCAGACGACGCTCTCGCTAAGCTCTCGACCTTCATCCATAAGCCTTGTAATTATGGACACAATACTGATGTCGTTGTTGGGCATATCCTCAATTATGGATGCTCAGAATACAAGGGAGAAAGAATCCTCTCTGAAGAAGAGGCTCGGAATCTTGGAGTTTTTGACATCTCTCTCTTTGCTGTAGTCTACAAGCGTTGTAATGAAGCTTGGCGTGTGATTAACTCAACCCACGCTAATTTCCCAGAGTTCAAGGGTATTAGCGCAAGTTGGGAAGTCGGTTTTAACGTGTTCGACATCGCTATCTGCGCTGATGATACGACGACTATTGCTGAAGCTGAAATTGTAACCGCTGAAGACGATCGCTTCACAGATCTCTCTTTCCGACTTCGTGCGTTTGGTGGCTCTGGTATTCTTCCCGACGGTCGCAAAGTCAAACGTGTTCTTAAGAATATAACTTTCCTTGGAATCGGCTTTACGGAACGTCCTGCAGCTGACGTTGACCCTGTCGAGTCCGTCGAAAAAGCAGTGCCTATTCCTCTTGAGCCTCCTTTGGAAGACCCTGATGAATTCCCTGCTGTTGCTCAGGTTATCGAAAATCCTGTGGCAGATTCCTCTGATACTACACTTTTTCAAGAGGAAAATAAACAAAATAAAGAAAATAGTGTAATCCAACAAAGAAAGCTTGACATCAATATGACTCAAGAAGACTTCACTAAATTGCTACAAGAAAAAACTGCGTGCGACGAAGCCGTCGCATCTTCTCTGTACGATGCGTGCAAGGAAGCATTGCGTGAAGGTAATCAGGAATATCTCAATCAAATTGCTGATAAGGAAAAGGCTCTCGCTGAAGCAGAAAATGCGAAGTCTGAATACGTTGCAAAGATTGAGGAGCTTGAAAGCCGAATCGCAGCTTTTGTCGCTGAAAAAGCAGAGGTTCAGGCTCAGGAACTCTTTAACTCTCGCATGGGAGCTATTGATGAAAAGTACGCCTTATCACCCGAAGAACGTGAGCTTATCGCTAAGAAGCTGAATTCTCTCGCTTCTGAAGAAGACTACTCTTCCCTTTTGGATGAGCTTGCTATCCTTTGGAAGTCTCGCACGGTTGTTCCTGCTGTGGAAGAGCCTGTCGTCGAGGACAAGGCTATTCTCGACGAAGCTAAGGCTTCCGTTGAAGAACAAGTACTTCCAAACAAGGCTACGGAAGAGCTTTCCTCTATGGAAAAGTTTAAGGCTCTTGCCTCTAAGGTAGAAATCCAACTTTCCTAATTTCCTATTTCGAGATAGAATATGGCTACACGTCTACAACCATTGAAAATCGTAGAAGAACACGATATCGTTCCTTTCTACGCACTTGGGCTGGATTACGCCAACGAATCATTTGCCGATTCCGGCACTGGTGACATTGGTGTTCTCGTTGCTATTGATAAGGCTGACCTTGACCAAGAAGAAGTTGTCAATATGGACACCGATTATCTTGGCAAGACTAAGCCCAAGCACCTCGGTACAAAGAACTTGTACCCTGTAAACCCTCTTCAGGTAAAGCCTGCTGTTAAGGGTGACGTTCTTTTGGGCGTAACCTCCTGGGGTACTGCTAAGTATGACGACAACGGCGAAAAGCTCCTCAACAAGCTTGACGTCGCTGCTGCTAACCACGTGCAGATTCCTGGTCGTTCCGTACCTATCGTAACTCGTGGATGGCTCTCCTTCAATATCAATGCTTTTGATGTTGCTGATGAAGCCGATCCTCAAATCGAAGTTAATGACAAGCTTACCCTCAGTGGTACAAAGGCTGGAAAGTGGGCAAAGGCTGTCGATGGTGATGAAGTCTACGGCATTGTTCGTGGCAAGGGCACTACCCAAGACGACGCTGCTCTTCCTTACTTCCTCGTGCAGTTCTGGGCTAAGTAATAAAAGTTAAAGTTCTAAAAGATGAATATTACTATTACTCATTCGCAAGAAGCCTGTGAACTCGTAAAAGCTTTGGCTTCTACCGACAAGGAAACTCGTTACAACGCTCAGGTAGCTATCGCCGATATCATCGGACCAGTTCTCGAAAAGCAGAACGACCAAGCTCCTATTCTTTGCAACCTGTTCCGCCTTCAAACGTTCTCCGACGGTTCTAATCCTACGATTCCTCTGGACGCTTATCGTGAAATCAGCGACAGCAACTACATCAAGTTGTGGCAATCCAACATCGCAGGTGGCGTTCCAACTAACGAAGTGTTCCCAAGCACGGCTGAATTCCATGTAGCTCTTTCCCACATCGAAACCGCTACGGAATTCCACAAGAAGCACATTGCTCAGGGCCTCATCGACGTTGTTGCTCGTTGCTTCGAATTCATGGGACAAGAACTCCTCGTCAAGGAAGAAACCGCTTGCGCCAACACTCTTATCGCTGCTTTGGCTGACGCTGAAACCAACGGTAAGAAGCACGTTATGCGTTCTAGCTTCAAGGGCCAGTTCACCTTGGATGACTTCGGCGCACTCCGTGTGTTCGCAAAGCGTCTCTATACTTCCTGGATTAACGGTACGCCTACTTCTGTTGGTAAGAAGGGCGTTACGGATTTGTTCATGGGTCCAGAACTCGTCAATTCTATCTTCAAGATGAGCTACAATGCTGTTAATACGCAGCCTGCTCCTATGGAAGGTGCTTTGAAGAACGGTCTGCTCGCTCCAGAAGACATTCGTCGTCAACTCTACGCTGCTTCTGGTGACTTCTCCCTCCTCGGTATTCACATCCATGAATACAACGAATTCGGCATCGGCCAACGCTATAACGAACTCTTCGCTAAGCTTGCTGGTGAAACTGAATACGATGGAGCTAAGTTCGACAAGTCCGCTGAACAAATTATCCTCGGCATCGACTCTTCCGTCGATTCCCTCTATCGCTTCTCTACTGTTTCTGACGACGGCCGCACGATTCAGTTCCAACCAGACGACTCCTACACGATTCGCTCTGGTAAGATCGGTTGGTACGGTGGTAAGGACGTGGGCCACATTGTCCTTGATGACCGTGCGCTCTCCGCTATCATTGTCTAAGACATTAACTAAGAAGAATTCCTTCAAGGAGGCTCTGAAAAGAGCCTCCTTTTTTTTGCAAAAAGTGTAACTCCTTTCAGAGGGTTGTGCATCCCTCTTTGATAAATTGTTGTGTTTGGTTGTTGGCGAGGGCAAGCCGTGAGGTTTGTCCTCGCTTTTCCGTCTTCCGTGTAATTATTACCGTGGGTATACTCTCTGATGCACAAAATGAAGCGGTAAAAACTGGCTTGCTCGCTCTACATGAAGAGTTGGCTAGAGATATTACGGTTTTTATGGCTGATAAGGTTACCTATCTTTCGACGGACGCTCACTACTCTGGCGTGTATCGCCGTTCTTTGGCTCAGAAACAAGTCAAATTCAGCGAGAAAGTTGTTAAGGCTAGAGTTTACTACAGCAACACGGAACTCAACGATTTCAGCGTTCTAAGCGCAAATTTGGACCTCAAAATTGAATCAGGCAAGTGCGTTATCCGTGTTCTGGACGACGGCTACGAATTCCTTAAGGAGGCTAAGGAAGTCGTCGTTGATGGTAAGAAAATGACCATTGAATCCGCCTCTAAGCCTGTGGGTAATGGGGTTTTTAACCAACTTTTCTGGGACTTCGTCCTTCAACCTATAACCGAGGAAGTATAATGCTACAGCTGGACATTGTTCTGAGAAAATATGGAGACAGAATGGCTCAAAGGTTTGTCGGAGAAATCTATAAATACAAAAAAGACACGGCAAAAAAAATAGAAGCAAGAGCAAGAAAAATCCTCTCCGAAGAGAAGAAAAATTTCATCGAGAAATTTGAGTCCGACCCTATAACAATAGAAATCATGGAGAGAGATGAAATCTATACGAACAGAATGGGAATTTTCCCAAAAACTAGTGCTGAACATAGAGGTAATCTCTACACTTATATAGGTTTTGAAAGCCCAGGAGACACTGGAATAGAAGAAGTCATCAAAAGAATTAAAAACTGCCAAGTAAGAACAAGAAATACAGACAACGCAAAAGCGTATTACGTTTACTTTCCTTCTGAAAAACTTTTGCGTAGTCTGACTCCTTATCCGTGGACGTCGAAATCGACACCTGCAGGATGTAGCTGGATGTACGATTTAGAGCTTCGAGGCA